TCTTAAATTATCTTCTATGTGTGGAGCATGTTTTGCTAGAGTCTTTAATCTATAATCAAAATATATTAAATTATCATTCTCATGTATTTCAACATCATAAGGAATTGGTATTTCTATTTTCTCTCTATCTTTTTTAGCAGTATCCATTATGAAAGTCAAATAAAAATTTTTTTGGTAAAAAATAACTAATTTTCCTTGTTTGTGTATCTTATTGCCTAATTCTAAAGATATAGTTTTTTGTAATAAAAACTTACAAGCTTCTTCTAATATTGTTTTTGTAATTGTCATTTGTCCATGAATGCCGCTTTTTGGCTTGCTGTCATCTTACTCAAAACATTGGTGAAATATTCCCAGAACTTGTCTGCTGTTATAGTCGATATGACTTCTACTGAAGTTGCGGGTATGTTTCTCCAATCTTGCATAAAGATATCCCATACGGTTAAAAGCCCACGAGAAGCGGCGTTATACGCTGGAGATTGTGTTGGTGGTGTATAGTTTAGTATTTCTTTTCCTTCGGGTGATTCTAACAGAGCAAAATTTCTTGTTGCGAACATTCTTCTTTCTAGAGGTTTGCCTTTAACAGGCATTCTTCTTTTAAATTTTAATTCAACAACATTAGTTCTGCAAAGTTTATCTAAGCCACCCAATGATAAGTTCACTTTTTAGGTTTTAGTTTCTTGGTAATGTTTTTGGTATCAACTTTTGCCTCGCATACACCAAAGATTCGGGCTTCGTTTAAGAATACAATGTGTTTGTATCCATTGATGCTGGAAACTTGTATACCTTTATCATTTGGGAATACAATATTGTCTCCAACCTCAACTACCCGACAGTTTGGTCCAGCAAGGAGTACCTTACCAATTCTCCACACATGGTTTACAGCATTGATTGGTAACCAAATACCATTTCTGTTAACCTCTGTGCCGTCATCGTTAATGTCTATGTATTGAACCATTAAAATGTCATCCAATACTTTGGTTAAAGTCCAAGAATCTAATTCAAAATCGCTTCCCTTGTAGTTATCGATCTGAACTAGTCCTCCGATTCTATCTTCTTGTTTTGGTCTTTGTAGCATATTTTTATTTAACGGCTTGTTTGATTTCTGCAAGTGTCTTTTCAAACATTTCTATTTCTTTAGTAGAACACTCCATAGCTTTTGCTATGTTAATATGATCTTCTGTATTCTTTTCTTTGATGGATTTCTTTATATAAGAAGTCTTTTTTGTTATTTTAGGTAAAATCGTTCTAAACATTTTTCCCATATCAATAGAATTTGAAGCAATTCCATTCTTTATAGTAATCCAACGATTAGATGTTACATTTATTATCTGTGCAATGGAAGGATCTGCCATTGATAACCATCTGTTTATGATAAAAGGAGTTGGAGGTGCTTCAATAGAAGATACTGTCTTCTTCTTCAATACCCAATCCAAATAAACAAATAGGCTATCGGAGTAATTTTTTTTAACCATTGAATAATTGTGTATATTTGTTTTTGAACTTTTCAGCACTCTCTGCCCAATCCAAGGAGTTCATACTATCACCTAAACCAAAATGAACAACCTTTATTGGATATACTCCTAACTTTAATTTATTATTGTTAGCAGTCAAGCAGAAAGAAATATCATAGTGGTGAAAATTAAAGTCTTCATCAAACTTGGTATTACTATCCAATAATTTTGCAACATTTACAGCAATGAATACGCCATCCAAAATCAATGCTCTGGAGGGTGTTTGTCCAAACACTGTTGTCCAGTTAATGCCTCCCTTACTATGTGCTACTTCTCCTACGAATTGATCTCTAGGAGACATCAAATGCCATGCCATAGTCTGTGCATTTAAATCACATTTCTTTGCACCAGCAAGACCAACAATATCAAATGACTCAAAAGCCAAATTTAACTTATCAAAGAGGAAAATATCTTCGATAATAACATCATCATGTACAAATATAATTTTTTTATTTCTGTTTTCTTCTGTGATAAATCTGTTGTAAACAGCAGGAAGTCCATCTTTGTTTTCAAAGATGATATCGGCTTTTATTCCAGCTTTATCAAGAAAGATAGCAATTGCACTCTTTTCGTTAAATTCTGACTCGTTTAAAGTAGTTGCTACTACAATTTTATATTCTGTATTCATATTGTTATTTTATAAATTTACACTAAGTTGGGGTAAATATAAATATATTATAGTCATGCACACCAAAAAAATCAATAGCAAGAGTAAAAGAAATGTAAAATCCACAGTTCCTGCTGTGTCTAAAAAAGTTAAAAACGAAGTAGATCGTTTTTTAAAGTCGAATGCAGGAGTTGTAGAAGATAGTGCAGTTCCCTTTATGCGTAGTTTTTATGCTTCTCTTCTTTCAGAAGCTGAAGGTGATGAAGGATCTGCTCCACCAGAAGCAGAAGTACAAGATGTTCCACAAGTAAGTAGCCCAGAAGACTTTACACCAGAAAAAACAAAAGGTGATTTTGAGAACTCTTTGAATGACGAAACCCCAAAAGACGAATTTGATATTGAAGGCATTTCCCCCGATGTTTCGGCTGAAAGCGTAGGACAGATCAAGGAATGGTCAGCAAAGCTTGATCAATTTGCAGAATTCTTAAACGATCCTACTACAGAATCTTTACACAAAGTATTGTCCGATAACGACAGACCCGGAAGTCTTCTTCGTGGTATAACTCGTAAGGCTTCTGACAGCATTACTCGTATTGCTGGCGAAATTGAAAAATTAAAAGAAGTGTTGAATTCGTTTATCATCATGGCTCCTAAAAAGCTTCGTGATACTGAGCAGTTAGGATAACTTTTATGAATAAGGATAGTGCTTTGTTAGAGCAAGCATATCTTAAAGTATATAAAGAATATAGTTCGTATGATGATAGGGAAGACCCCCATCATTCATATTCTGAGGGTTTGTCTTTTTTTATTGATAGAACTGCTGGAAACAGAGATTATATAATACATTTTTATTGTGATTATGCAGAAATTTCGGGAAACCCAGATGCAGGTAAAAATAATTTAGATTATAAATTTGATAAAGAAGAAATTTTAGTATGGGATGTTGTCAAAACACCAGAAATATTAAAGTTTTTCAAAGATTCAGAAGAAAGTGGGAGACATTTTGTAGATAATTTAACAGATGAAATTATAAATGCTGCACTTATAAATTATCCAAGTAAAAATCCAGACTTTATTAAAAAATATAAAAACAATCCAGTTTATGGAGTTTTAATAAAAGATACATACGAAACAGCTGAAGATTATTTATATGATGGATTTGTATCCGATTAGTTAATATAAATTTTCCAATATAAATTTATAATCAATCTCGTTTGTATTGTCTGCTATTGCCCAATCATTAAAATCTTTACAAGAACTTTTGGGCCACTTAAAAACCTTTTCTTTATTTTCTAATAGTTTTATAACATTGTTCTTTGCTGTTTGATCCATACTGGGATTATCTGAAACCCAAACTCTATCATGGAAAGGAAACTGGTTTAATTGTTTTTCTTGTGTTTCTGTTAGTTTAAGTCCAGCCACAGCAACACCATTACGAACCATAATAGCGTCTAGTGCTCCTTCAAACAAGAAAATGGTATCCAGAGATGGGTCTATTCTTTCTATACCGAATACCGTCTTATCACTCCCCATCTTTCCTAGATATCTTGGCGTACTATTATCAAGTGCTCTGGTTTGATAGAATACTATCTTTTTATCAAAATCATAATAAGGAATGCACAGTCTGTTTTTATGGAAGTTATCTGTAAGACTAATATAATATGCTGGACTTTTATTAACAGCAGTATTCAACTTTCTCTCGTCTATGTATTCCACTGCTTTCTGGAAATACTGATTAGTTCCATAAAAGCATCTTTGTTGTATATCATTTATGTTAATAGAATCATGAGGAAGAACCATAGAAGTTCTAGCAACTGCTTTCTTTTTAAATGCTTCCTGTGAGATATCTCTAGAAGATTCTCCAGAGAGAGCTTCTGACATAATTTCTTCTCTTGTTAATCCAGATGTTTCGTAGATCCAAGAATATGCATTCCAAGATTTGGTACAATTGAAACAGTAAAAACTGTTTGTAACAGGATAAAAAAACAAACGCTTTTTCTTTAACCAACTCTTACCTTCTCTACAGATAGGACATGATCCATTGTATACCTTTGTATACTTGTTATAGGTGGGTCCACCAGCATATGTATAGAATTTATCTAAAACATAGGTAGAAGGAAGTTGACTCATTTAACCAGTATATCGGCTAAATGTTTAAAGTCAATATCAGAGATTTGAGTCAAAGAAGTCTTCGTCTCCGCTTCTTGTGCTTCTATAATTTCTTTCAACTTCTGGAGCATGTTTGAAGGCATCTTCAGCACCTCTAGAATAGTTAGCAAAAGAATCTTCGTCATCGTTTTCTATATCTTCATCTTCGATAGCAGCAGAAGAAGCTGTTTCTTTTTTAGGAACTAAAATACCATCTTCGTTTGTTAGAACTCCTTTGTTGACCAAAGAGTTGATTGTATCAAGAGCGTCTTCTTCTTCTAATTGGAAGTTACCAGTTACATAACGAATGGCTTCTTCTGTTGTTGTTTCCGAATCCGCATTTCTGATGTAATCAAATAAAGCAGATTCTATCTCTGTAAGCTCTGTGTCTAAAATGTTTTCTTCTCTGGAAGAAGCTTTGGTAGTTTCTTCTCCTTTAGAGACAACACCATCAGCTTTTAACACAACATTACCCAATGATCTTGTTAGTCTATCTACAAAGGTTTTTCTTCTTGGTCCCATGTGTGCATATGCATCATAAATGGCACTCTCAAATGTACTCTTTAATTCGTCAAAAGAAGTGGGTTGATATTCTTCAATTTCATTAGAAATGTTTGTTAGGATTTCTTTTATCTTTTCGGGTGCAAGATTAGCATATCTTGGATTATTAGATAAAGATTCAATAGCAGAATCCAAACCACCAGACTCTAACATCTGTTTTAATTTTTCACCATCAACAACTATACTAGAATACTTTTCAGTTTTCTGTGGGCGACCCTCTTCGATAGTGGAAATAATATGCTCTGCTAACAAATCAAAATTCATATGTTATTATTTACCTGTATATATGTCAGAAATTATATTTTTGTCTTCGTAACCAGTATAGATATCAGATATTAAACTCTTATCTTCACCATGTGGTTTACCATTAGTGTCGATATACAATTCAGTAAGTTTAATTCTCTGTTCTGGATTTCCAAAAATCTCAATGATAGGAGGAGCATCATCTGCTGCAAAAACTCTTCCATCTCCTTGACGATAAGAATGTACAAATATCTTAAAGATATTATCAATCTCCTCTCTGTAAACTAAATCGTTATCTCGAAGTTCATCTTCTTTAAATTCAACAGGAGCTACCTTTGTTAAGGGTAGGAAGAATACAATATCAAGCATTTTAAGTGCTTCTCTTACAATTATTCTGGATTGATCAAGAAACTTATCAGATACTTTTCCATTTAAATTTAACCAAGAAGAATATGCAAGATTATCCAACACACAACGATCAAAAATCATAAACTCTGATTTTGAATTTTGTTGTAATTGATCACATAAGGCATCTAAAACTATTCTCTGACTTTCTTCAGTTCCTTCCTTGGAATGTGGTAAGTTCTTTTCCTTTATAAGTTCTCTATAAGACTTTTCGGGTGTTTCATAACAAGACCAATGTTTAATAAAGTCTTTTATATAAGTTGATTTACCCACACAATGGGTTCCAGATATTGCTATTTTCATGAGAATATACAGTTTGTTCGATTTCTGGAAAGAAACCAAGTATTTTTGTAGAAAACGGATCTTCAAACTTTTCTTTAATTAGATATGTATTTTTTAAAGTAATGGTTGGGTTTTCTGTTCTGATATTTTTTGCAATATCAAACATTGCTTCATAATCTTCTTTATACCAATTAGCATTGACATCTACAGTTGATGAAAAAAGTAATGTTTCTGTTATTAGTCTCAACTGATCTTCGGTCAAGTTATTAATAGAATATGTTTTCATTATTCTATTTTAGCAATTGATTTAATTAAATCAAGTAAAATTTTTATTCTTCTGTAGTAGGAATAACTTCTTTTTGACCTAAAAACGACATTAGGTCATTATCAATCTTTTTAAGTTGCTCTTCAGTATCAGCAGTGTCCACATTAATGTTAGAAATTTCTCTTTGTTTTTCTAAATCACCTTTAGCTGCATTGAAAAGAGCTTCTCTTAAAGCTTTTAATAAATTTTTATATTTAATAGTATCGATTGTTGATACATCTTTTGGTGTAGGAAGGGCAGAAGAATCATCTGATACAGCAGTAGGTTCTGCTGGCATATTAATATCTTCTGATTGCTTATTTGGCAGATCTCCAAGACCTTGCTCTAATACTACACTGTTTATAAGTTTTAAGAATTTGCTCATTTATCTATTATTTACTCTTTATAAGTTATTATATTGATAATATATAAGAAATATTAAAAGTCAAGGTACTTTGAAAAAAATTCTAAATCATCTCCTGTAGGCACACCAACTCGTAAACCCTTAAAAGAACCTTCTGTTGAAAGAAAAAGATCGTTGTTCTTTAATTCTTTGTAATATTTAGTCTTTTTCTTATATACCTTCTTTACTATATTACCAAAATTAATAGGATCTATAAAGTATTCAGAATATTCTGAAGATAATGTATTGTTTTTATATATTGTAAAGATTTTAACATTTAAATCCTTAAAAATTATTATAAACAAGTTCAGAAGCGTGTCAAGTTCTTTTTCTAAAAAATATTTAAAATACTTTTCTTTTTGGGTAATGAGTTTATTGTCTAATAAATCCCATTCCATGAAACTTCTTATAATATTATCTGCTAATATAGGCAAATAATCATCTAAAGGAAAAACTATTACTCTTTGGGCAATATAATAAATTAAAAAATCTTTAATTTTCTTCTTCTCTATCATACGAATCCATTATAGCATCAATTAAGGTATTTTCAACTATTTCTGGTGGTAAAGCAAGAGAAGCTTCTGATATTGTATTGTTTAATTCTGACAATTGTTTTTTGAACTTTAACTTAAAATCAACTGCTTGTATTAGTTCTTTCTTAGAAAGTTTTCCATATGTAGGAGTTTCTTGTAAACAGAAAGCTTCCAACAAAGGTTCAGCCGTAGAAGCTATTATTCCTGCTAATCTCTTGTATAATCTATCTAATGGAGATTTATATCCTTCATTTTCATTGATTAACTTAGAAGCAAAGTTAAAAATATACGATAAAACTGCTGCTTTTTCGGTTTTTACAGAGGATCTATTTAAAAACTCTGGTCCTCTGACATGCATTTTTCCATATGGGTTAAATAAACAACCCCCACCGATGTATGGAGATCCACAATAGATGCACTTTCCGGGTTCATCCATATGAACATGGGTATCGGTTGGCGAAAATAAGCAGGGTCTTCCATAGGTAGAGGAACCACAATAGATGCAAGAGGTTTGATCGGACATTATTTATATTTAGTGAAGTTGTTCTTAATTTCTTTAGGTGGAGTACCAATTCTTACATTTATTATTCCATTATAATAATCATCTCGTAATAAAACATCTCTTACAATCTGTTCTTTTATCTCCTCATATGCTAATTCCCATTTAGAACCACATATTTTAATTATTTTAAAAGTAAACTTATCTTTTCCAAATGTCTGAATATCTTCGTTTAACTTTTCAGAAGAACTGGTATAATCTTTCCAATCAGATTCGACAAAATCTATTCGTTTTCTCTTCATACCTTTTAGAGGTTTTCTTCTTATTTTTGATTTACATTGTTTTTTACCAATATATTTTTTATTAGTTTCTACATTAGTAATTTCGTATATAAATCCAAATGTATCTTCGGATATTTCGATATTTTCATTTAATACCCAATGACCAGTGTCCATTATTTTAAGAAAGTTTCTGGAAATGTTCTTCTAATTACAGGAAATTTGTTTGTTTTAACTTTTCTACGACGATTTCTTTTATTAACTGGTTTTCTCTGTTTTACTGGTGGAGGAGCACCAAAAAGGTTACGGTTATCATTAGGTGCATAGGTATTTCCAGAAGAAATACTTGTTGGAGGATTATAAATAGGTTGCTGTGGTGTTCCTAATGCAGCAGAAGAAACATCCTCTAAAATAGTATTAATTAGTGCTTGAAATTTATTAAACATATATTATAATTAAAGATACTTATGACTAGTCTTGAAAATTTCACAAAAGAATTACAAGAAGATACTCAAATCGATGAATTAAACTTGTTGCAGAAACAATTACAACTCCCTGCGATTAAACATAAATGGGTAGCTAGACTTATTTTTGAAAAGCAAAAATTAAATCGTTTAAATAGCAAAAAGAAACAACTCAAAGAAGCTGTTTTGTGTTCATTTGAACAGAATGGAATGCCACCCGGTATTCCGAAGTCAAAGATTGAAAGAAAAATAGAAGCTTCTACAGAAATAATAAAAATAGATGAAGAAATTCAAGATTCAGAAATTATTATTGAATATCTAGAAAAGGTAGAAACTATTTTTAGATCTATGACTTATGATTTAAAAAACATTGTTGATATAACAAGAATGGAAACCACATAATGATAATTTTAGATTTAAAAAATCAACAGGGTCAGATAACTTGTGATAATGACACTTTAGGTCTTATACGAGAAAAATTTTCTATAGCAAACCCTGCATATAGAAAACAATCAAAGTTTATACCGACTCGTTTATATGCTATAACCCCCAAGGGGAAGTTTGAAGTTGGTTTATTAAAAGAAATTGTGTCTTATATTCAATTAAACGGATATGACTTCACAATAAGTGGTGATTTGAAATCAAGCTTTACTTGTGGATTTGAAATTCCAGAAATCCAGCCACTATCTTTGCCTTATAGAGATTATCAAGAGAAATCAATAGCAGCTTCTATAAAACAAGGAAGAGGTTTGGTTATAATTCCTACTGCTGGAGGAAAAACACTAATCTGTGCTGGTTTAATTGAAAGTTTACGAGCTAATTTAAAAGATCCAGAAGCATTAGTCTTAGTTACTGTTCCTTCTATTCAACTCGTAGAGCAAACTGCTAATGATTTTATTTCTTATGGAGTAGAAAAGGTATGCAAATGGTCTGGTAATAACAAACTAGATCCAGATGCCAGAGTTATTGTTGCAGGAACGCAATTTTTAATGTCAGATAAGACAGATCTATCAATTTTATCTGATGTAAAAATATTATTAGTAGATGAGTGTCACAATCTACGAAAGGGAAATGAAATTAATAAAGTTTTAAAATTTATAACTTCTCCATACAAGTTTGGATTTACAGGAACACTTCCAACATCGATGATTGATCAATGGAATATTATGGGAAAGCTCGGTCCAATAAATTACGAACAAAAGACCGAAACTTTAAAGAACCAAGATTACATTTCTAACTTTAAAGTAACAATTTTAAACATTAAACATTTAAACAAACCTAATTTTATTGATTATAGTTCTCCTACAGCATCGTATGAAAACGAACTTGATTTTTTGATAAATAACTCAAGAAGAAACGAAATTATAGCAAAACTTGCGTTAAAACTCAAAAACAATACCCTAATAATGGTGGATAGAATATCTCATGGTGATGAGATAAAAAATAAATTAATAAGTTTAGATATTGCTTTAGACCCTAGTTGTTCCAAATCTATACATAACCCACTCCGTCCAATACATTATATACAGGGTTCTACTGAAATAGATGAAAGAGAAAGTATTAGATCATTAATGAATGATAGAAATGATGTAATCATTATAGCTGTCTCTAAAATATTCAGTACTGGTATTAACATACCCAATCTTCATAATATTATTTTTGCATCTGCTGGAAAAGCAAAGATTAAAATAATGCAATCAATAGGAAGAGCCTTACGATTACATCCAACAAAAAAGTTAGCTAATATATTTGATATTGCAGATAATACAAAGTATGGTAAAATGCATTTAATTGAAAGAAAAAAATTATATAACTTAGAAAATTATGAATACACCGAAAAAGAAATCTCGTAAGAGAACAAAAACCACCAACGATAATCTAGAATACTCCTCCGAAGAGGCAGAGTTACTGGGCATTGATTTAGATATAGATGAAGAAGAACCCGAAGAGGAAATTGAAGAAGAAGATTTAGAAGAAATCGAAGAAGACGAAATTGTTGAAGATAAAGTAGAAAAAAAGGAAGAAGTAAAACCAAAGCGAGGCAAAAAGCCAGCAGATAAAACAAAGTTTTATGTAGATCCCAAACAATTCGATGAAGAAATTATAAGCTACTATAATAGTGGCATATTAAGCAATGAATTGGCAGAGATGGTTAGTAAGATTGCCCATAAACTCAGTTATGCACCAAACTTTATTAACTATTCTTACAGAGAAGAGATGGTAGGTGATGGTGTTATAAGAATGTTCAAAGCATTGATGTCTAAAAAGTATAATCACTCCAAAGGTAATAATCC